CGTCGCGCTCGGCGGCAATCTCGTCCGGGTCTTCGCCGCGCGACATGATGATCCGGCTGCGCGAGGTCAGGCCGTTCTGCAGGTTGGTTTCGTCGGCGAGCGATTCCTTGACCGGGTCGATTCCCTGCCAGCGGCGCGCCTGCCAGGTGGAGGCGGCGAGGTAGTCTGGCAGGCGCGAGACTTGCAGGCCGGGAGTCGCGGCGGCCAGGTAGGGGAGCACCGTCTCGAAGACGTCTTCGTGCAGCCAGGAGATCAGGCGCGCCTGGAGCTCTTTGTAGTGCTCGCGCTCGTCGAGGATGCCGACGCGCGCCGAGCTGTAATTCACGTCCGCAAGGTCGTTGCCAATCGACACATACGAGGCGCCCTGAGCGGCGGACCAGCCGCGCACCTGGCTTTTCACATACTCTGTAGAGTCGATGTTTGGCCACGGGCTGTCGTACTGCCGGAAGTCGTAGCCGGTCGGCACGGTGTCGAAAGTGCCGGGGACGGTGGTGGTGTATTTCTCGGCGCTGGCGGTGATCTGCTGGATTTCCTCCGGCGTGAGTACCTTGCCGGCGGCGTGCGCGGCGTCGAGCACGCTGGAAACGATTTGGTCGGCGAAGCCGGGCGGCGCGTCGCCGCTCGGCGAGACGAAGAAGCCGAGCCGCTTGGCGCTGTTGGAGCAGGCGACGGCGGCGGCGTCTTCGAAGTCGTGCAGCATGTGCAGGCGCCGCGCGCCGATGGCGAGCTGCGGGACGCCTCGAATCTGGTCCACTTCCTCGACGAGGAAGCGGTGGCGGATTTGCTCCGCCGGAATGCGCAGATGCGCGCCGACGGTGCTGGAGTCAATGCCGAGGTCGCCTGCTTTCGCCGCACGCAGCCAATAGGCCACGGGCTTGCCGTCGTCGTCGATTTCGACGCCCATGCGCACGCGCCGGCCCTGGTACTCGCGCCGAATCGTCACGTCGAGCAGCGTCGGGTCGAGCAGTTGAATCTGCATCCGGAACGGGCCGGCGCCGGGGCGATAGCGGTAGAGGATTTCGCCATCGGCCGCGAGCGTCCACAGCATCAGGGTCTCGATTTCCTTCCAGCACAGTTTGCCAGACACTTCGCAGGCGCCGCGCTTCCCCCAGGCCGCCCACGCGGATTCGAGAAGCGCGTTTGCTTCGCTGTCCAGGGGGGCGGTTCCTGCGGTGGGCTGGCGTCCGCGCGCGGCCTTGCGCAGGCGCATCTGCAGGCGGATTCCGGCGGCGCCGAGGACGTTGTCGACCAGTTGGATGCGGTAGCGCTTGACCCACTCATTGTTGCGCGCGAGGTTGCGCGAGCGGGCGCGAAGCGTCGGCAGTTGGTTGTGCAGGTCTTCATTGATGCCGGCGGCGGTCGTCGCCCAGGACGACACCCAAGCCGGCGTCTCGCCAGCCTCGAAGCTGCGCGAGGCGGTGCGGAGTTGGGCGAGCTGCTCCCGGTGCGACTGGGCGGCGATGCCGCGCACGGCGCTGTCGATCCAGGCGGCGCGCTCGGCGGCGGTTTCGCGCGGCGCGCGGCGGAATGGCTTGGCGAGGAGGTCGAGCAGGCGCATGCGGATCGTCTCCTGGTCAGCCGCGATAGAAGACGCGGCCGGAAACGCCACGCTCGCGCGCCACCTCGCGCTCGTAGTACGCGATCAGGTCGGCGATTTCGGTGGTGCTGCGAAATTTCATCCGGCGGTCTCCGATCTGGTACTCGGCAACCGGGCCTTGCCCGGCGGTGCAGTAGCTGGCCAGCGCGGCGCGCAGATCGTCGAGCGCTTTTACGTTGGCGCTTCGGCCGTCGAACGTGGTCGCGGTGGCCAGGTTGGCCGCGATGTCGAGCGTTTTGGTTTCGAGCGAAACTCGCTCGGTTGCCGGGCCCGCAACCGTGCGTTCGACGAACACAAACAGCGTCGCGCGGCCGGCGGCCCAGGAGGCGGTAGTCACAGCGGCCAGGGTGACGGTGTGCTGCGTGCCGACGCCGGCAGCGGAGAAGCTGGCCGGGCTGCTGCCCGTCGTCCAGAGAATGCGGTATTTGAGCGTCCAGCCGTCAGCGGCGGAGTACTCGGGGAGCGAGCGCGACCAGGTGAGAGAATCGCCGGCGCGAATGGAAAGCGGCTCGGTGTCGGGAATGGCCAGGGTCATGGGGCGTCATGGTGGCGGACCCGGCCGGCGGAAAATAGGCAAGAAATTTCGCCTGGCCTATCCACCCGCGCGCTTGACGCGAGACACTGCCAGGCACGCATACCCCGCCTTGCTGCGCGCGAGCGCTATCGGGTCGCCGTCGCAATCGTCCGGGCTGATCACCTGGCCACCGCCGAGGAGAACGGCGATGTCGTGCATTGCGCTATCGAGCCACATCGTGGTCTCGCGTTCCTTGCGCAGATCGTCGTCGAGCGCGTCGAGGGTCTCGGCGGCGAGAAACAGCGTGGCGGCTTCGCCTCCTCCGCTCTCCATCGCAAACGCCATGGTCGCGAGCTTGGCGGCCAGGCGCTTGATTCTTGCAGGGTCGTGGTCGGTAGCGGTTGTCTTGGGCATGGTTAAACCTCCTTGATTGGTCAGCGCAAAAGCTGGCGCAGTTGCTGCACGCGCCGCACGCTCACACCAAGCCGGCGGGCGAGCGCCTCGCTGTCTTCTGCGGGTGACGGTTCGGCGATCTCGCGCAGCAGTCGGCGCTTGGAATGCACGGCGATGTAGATTCGCGTGGCGCCGTGCTCGCGGCGCACGGCAGCCTCGAACCGATCCCACACGTCGGCCGGAACGTCCGGCATGGACTGCCGGGCGGTTTCGATGATCTCGCGCAGACTATCGCCGGCCACGGGATTTTGCGGCGCGAGCGGCCATCATCGCGGCGAAGACTTGCGCGGCGGTGTCGGCTGCGGTGGCGGAGGCTGCGGCATCGGCATCAGCGACCACATGGCTGATGTCGCTCGGCAATGGCAAATCAGCGTCTGGCGCCTTGCCGTTCTCGCGACCGGCCGCTGATCTGTCTGGCATCGCGCTTGATCTGGTCTGGCCGTTGGCGGGCGTGGCCAGCCGACACGCAGCCAGCGCCAGAATCAGGCAGTCCAGCGCCTCGTTGCGCGGTCGAATCTGTTTCCACTCCGAGAACACGCGCGAGCCCCGGATGCGCTTGACGAGCTGCTCGGCGGCGAGCTGGGCAAAGTACTCGTCGTCGAAAGCCGGGTCGGCCGGGAAGTGCAGGTAGCCAGGGCCAGGCACTTGCAGCTTGAGGCGCGCATAGATCAGCGACTTGGCCTGATCGACGCCAATCGGCTCGATGGGCTGCCCCTGCTTGCGACGCACCCGCAGGCGCTGCTTGCGCCGGCGCGCGTCCTCGATCATCGGGCGCCCCATGCCGGCAATTCCCTTGGTCGGCAAGGCCCACGTCTTGCCGGCGCAGAAGTCCTTGGCCATTGACGTGTTGTACCCCGCGTCAACGCACACCATGGCCACGCGCGCGTCGCGCAGGAACTCGCCAAGTTCGGCCCAGGGCTCCGGCGTGGCCGTGTCGCCGGGGAATATCTGGTGATCGAGCAGCCAGCCCTCCTCACCATCGCCCCAGGCGACCAGCGAGCACTCGAGCCGGTCTTTCTGCACGTCCACGCCGGCGGTGAGGCGTCGCACCTGGCGCGCGGCGCGCAGCGAGGCCAGCGTGTAAATCTCGACACGCGCGAGCACGCTCGCGGCGTCGGCGCCGTCGCCTTCCTCCCGCCAGACCTCGCCGAGGTAGGTATTGACGAACGCCTTCATGGCAGCGGTGTCGCCTTGCACGTCCACCCATTTCTGCGCGACCTGGCGCCAGCCCAGGCCCAAGCCGATCGGAGCGTAGAGCGAATTGATGTGGTAGCCACGCACCAGCTTCACGCGCGGCCGCTCGGCGATCCAGCGGCCGCGGGCGAGCATGGCCGGCTTCTCGCCTTCGAGGATCTCGGTTTCGCAGGATTCGCAGACGTACCACGCGTCGACTACCACATTGGCTTCCGAGGCTCCCGGCGTGATGGTCTCGGCGATCTCCTTGCGGTATTTGAGATTGTCGAACCTGAGGTCCTGGAACTCGCCGCAGTGCGGGCACGGCACGTGATACCGCCGGCGATCGCTGCGCTGGTACGCCTGGTCGATGCGCGACTCGTCGGCATTGGTGGGCGTCGAGACGAGGAATGTCTTCGCGCGGGAAAAGGTGCGCTGTCGGTTTTCAATCAGCGTCATCGGGTCGCCCTCGCCACCGACGTCCCATTTGTACGCGTCCGCCTCGTCGCAGATCACGTAAGGCAGGTGATCGGAGCGCAGCGAGTCGGCGCTGTTGGCGCCTGCCTTGATGACCCTGGCGTTGGCGCCGTACTCGAGGATGTCGGCTCGGTTGGCGCTGCTGCGCGACGCCCGGCTTACCAGATCGGCGAGCGGCGGATTCTCGCCGATCATCTTGGACAGGCGCGGATTGAATGAGCGGTCACGCAGTTCGAGCGACGGCACGACGACAAGCATGTCGCGGTTGCCGAGGTGGTGCATGCAGTAGCCGAGCCAGTTGAACATGGCCTCAGTACCGCCGACGCCGGACGACTTGATGAAGACGACGGTGCGCACCGGTGAGTGCTCGGACAGATCATCCTGAATGTCGCGCAGGTAGGGGGTGAGGTCGGTACGCCACTTGCCGGGGGCGTTGGTGCCGGCAATCAGCCAGCGGTGCTTGTCCGCCCACTGCGATACGGTCATCAGCGAGCGCGGCCTGGCGCCCCGGCGAAACCGCGCGCCGAACTCGGGCAGCGCGCTGCTCGCGGCCTCAGCGCGCCGGCCGATGTCGTCGAGCAGGGTATGCACGGCGTCGGAAAGCAGGTAGTGCACCCGGGTCTCGTCGTGCTCGCCTTCGATGGCTTGCGCGAGCCGCGCGGGGACGGTGCGCAGGACGTCGGCCAGCAGCGCGCGCACGGCAAGCGCGGCGCGCAGCAGGTCGTCGGCGCGCCGAGTCTGTGCCGTGGCCTCGTCAAGCTCCCGGCGAGCGTCGAGCGCCTTCAGGCGCGCGCGCTCGGTCTGGAGTTCGGTGAGGGTGGCGGTGGTCATGCCATCATCGCGCCGTCGCCAACGCCTTTTTGAGCGCGGCGTCAAAGTGCGCGTCGAACTCGCTGGCCACGATCGCGGCCACTTGCTTGTCCATGTCGATGCGGCGGCGATAGACTGGCGTCGGGATGGCCAGCAGGAGCAGCTTGGGAAAGCCGCGCGCGTCGGTTGCCCACAGGCCGCGCCGGAGCTTGTTGGCGCCCTTGCCGTCAGACCAGCGAATGCGCCCGGCGGCTTTTGCGTTACGCCGGCTGCGCGCGCTTTGCGTGGCGTTCTGGTAGGGGTCGCGGAAGAGGCGCAGCGCGGCGTAGATCTGCTGTGTCTGGCCGCGCGACAGGTTGCCGTATTGGTCGAGCTTGGCATCAGGGCCAGGCACCAGGTACTCGCCGAGCCCGATCAGGCCGGCATCGGTAAAAGCGTTTTCCATGCGCTTGCGCAGGCGCGTGCCGCCGGCGAACTGGTGGCCGATGATCTCGGCCATGGAACGGCTGTTCTTGCCGCCGATCTCGCGATCCTTGAGGTAAACCGAGGCTTGCAGCTTGGCCTTCGTGGCTGGCGTAATGAACAAGCTCTTCATGACCAGCGGCGTCGGCCTGTCGAAGTTGGCGGCCATTTCCGCCAGCGTGGCCGTGCGCACGCTGCGGGCGGTGGCGTTGAGCGCTTGCGAGGCGGCGAACGGGATTTGTCGGGCTTGCTGGCCAAGGCTGGCGGCCAGGGCGGAAAAGCCTTCGAGGCGCACGGCAATGGTGGTCATGGCTGGCCTATCTGGTCATCAGGCTGGAGAGGTGTGCAGGCTTGCCGGCCGGCGGCTTCTCGTACAGCGCGCAGCGGGCAAACGGGGTGACGTGCTGCAGGCACCAGTAGTGCGTGCGGGTTTCGCAGCCGACACGCATCGAGGAGAGGCTGCGGCAGCCTGCGCAGGAGTGCGGCGGGT